CAATGTGCCAAGAGTTATGACTAGCGCAATTGGTATGCTTGCCGAGAGTGGAGAGTTCACAGAAGTACTAAAGAAAATGGTATTTCAAGGTAAAGAGTTTAACGAAGACAATCGCTTCCACATGAAGCGTGAACTGGGCGACATACTTTGGTATTGGATTCAGGGCTGTATAGCACTAGGTTATACTCCTGACGAAGTAATGGACGAGAATATTAAAAAGTTAGAGGCTAGATATCCAAATGGCTTTGAAGTAACACGAAGTGAAACTCGTGAGATAGGAGATATATAATGGAGTTATTAAACGATATGTTTTTATTCCCTTACTACACTTTCAACTATATATTTAGCTTAGCAATCTGGGTAATGCTGACCATATTCATAATGAATTGGTTGAGAGACCAAGGCGCTAGTGATATGTTTCAGTACAAATTCAATAGAATTATGGACAGTTTGCATGACAGATGGCTAGGTGTGAAGGAAACATTCAAGTTTTCTAAAAGGAGCAAGTAGTGAGTCAGTATAGCGAAGTAGTAGAACGACAAAGAATACTAATCGCTGCTGAGAAGTGGGCTATCCAAGTCCGAAGTATACATGCACATAGTACTAATTCGATGCACTATGATGATAGACCAGAAGATACCGCTGAAAGCGGTGTCATGGATATTGAGTACAACGGCGGCTGGGTAGATAGGTACAAAAATGATGTAGTTATTCATACATTCGGTGATAAGCTAAGTCAAGATGAATTGCTGAGAGCTTATGGGAGAGTGCAAAGTGACACTAAAGAAAAGTAGAAGACAAATAATGGCGGACGACTGGTGGGAAGCATGCAGTATGTTCGGAGAAGAAGAGGCAGAACATGTAGTAGCAGAACTATGGGGCTATTCTCTTTATAAAGTAAAACAAGAAGTCAAAAAGATAGAGGAGGACTCATGGCTATAAATTATACACCAGATATGGTAAACCTAATGAAAGATAGGTATAGTGCTAATCCTACTAGAGAAACAGTAGAAGATTTAGCAAGGGAATTGAATAAGAGTATAAAATCAGTAATAGGTAAACTAAGTAGAGAAGGAGTTTATCAGAAAACTGAGTACTTAACAAAGGCGGGTGAAAAGCCAGTCACCAAACAAGAGCTAGTAGAGACAATAGCAAATATCTTAGTAGTAGATTATCAAGCCCTAGCGGGTTTAGAGAAGTCTCCGAAAAGTTCTTTGAAACTGCTAGAAGAAACATTAATAATAAATTTAAGACCAGAGGAGTTCAAATGAGACTATGTAAGATTATGAGAAAAGGTAAGTTAGATTATGCTGAAGTACTCGGTCTATCTGATACCCCAACGGGTGTGAAAGCAAGATTAAAGTTTGCTGATGGTACTAGAGATTTAGTAAGCACAACAGAAATCCGTATGCTACAAGACAAAGACCTTGAGAAGCTAGGAGTAGGAAAACTCAGTAGAAAACTTTGGGGAAGCTAGGGTCACAAGTAGGAAATTGAATATAATTGTAAATAATTAACCTCATCTTTTTGGGGTTTTTTATTATAAATTTATCGCGAATTGGACATAATTGTGTTTAATTTGGACGTAAATATACGAATTTAGTTTGAAGTAGGGTTTTTAGCGGTTTAGAATGGGTTCGTTTTAGCGATATTTGGTTTTCTTGATTGAAAATGATTAACACATTAACTCCCAGATTATCTCCAGAATTTATCAGATTTGAATATCGCATCTCCCCCGCTGTCGCTCCACCGATGCTCTCAATTCTATATTCTGAGATTGGGAGAGGAGGAGTAAGTCTGTGGTTTGTTTAGATTGCATTTCTAAATTATAAGTATATTTTACCATACTTTTTGAAATAATGCAAGATGTGTTTTTCGAAGGTATATCGCTGAAGGGGTTGGAATAAGTTTTTGGTACTAGAAAATAAATTAAATTTTGAACTACAGTTGGAAAACGAAGGGTTGTTGAAGTGCGAAGTTGTAATGTGACCAATGGTTCAAAGCAAATGATTCGGTCTTCGCTTCAAATAGTTGTTATTTTGGCTCGTAATTTTTTGTTGTCTCTTGACTGCAGCCGCTTTCATACGCTTTCTTTTGGCTGTAGGTTTTTCATAAAATTCTCTTTTGCGTACCTCTTGTACAACGCCCGCATTGTCGCATTTCTTACGGAAGATGCGCAGTGCCCTTTCGACAGGCATATTACCACAGTTAATGCTGGGCATCTGTTACCCTATCGAATGTAAAACCTTTCTTACGCATTGAGTATATTTTAGACCGAATTGATTGCGCAGAGCGTCCTAGCTGTCCAGCTATAATGCTCATTGGCGTGTTGTTGTAATGCTTTCGCAGATACTTAATTTCTTCGTTAGTCCAAGTTCTCATATATCTATTATACTAAAATATGATGCAAAAGTCAAGAACTATTTTTGATGAACTTCCAAAATATCTTGACTGCGCGCTTAAATAACTGTATAATATACTATAAATCAAAAAAATAAGGAGAATAAAATGATTATTCAAGGTAGTATGCGTTATACCCCTTCAGGAAGAAAAAGGAAAACTAACGCTTGGAAGAAAACAAAAGCAAAACCCCTTAACATGGCAACACAAAAGACTGTGAAACCAAGTACAGAAACGACGAAAGAATACCCTAGTTTAAAAACGAGCAAATATTCAGCTCCCGTTGACAATTCTTGGAAAGTAGAGGCAAGTAAGAAATACACTGTAGCTCCCGCATATAACAAGGGTGCTTATCAGGTTATACCACCATCAGATGTAGAACACATAGGCAAATAATGGACATAGTATATATAATAGGAGTACCTTTCTTTGTTGCATGGGCAGCTTATGGTACAAAAGTAATATCAGAATTCATAAAACACACAGGAAAATAGTATGGAACTACTAGGCGCAAACGAGTTTCAATGGCTCGTCATCACAGTATGCACGGGCGGAATCTTTTATACAATCGGTAAAAGAATAGGCATATCAGATACTCTCGAATATTTACGAGAAAAAGGACAGATAGACTATGATGACTGAAAATAGTTCTTGACATCAGTCTCAAAAATTGTTATAATAACGAAGTAAGTGAAAAAATCGCTTATATAACTAACCGCTTACCGAAAGGGAGCAAAGCATGACCGAAAGGCATGAAAGGAGACAGAACTATGGTAACTAACACAATACATAGAGAAATACTAAAAAACTTCTGGCTAGGACACAATCCAGCTTGGCTTGACCAAATGGAAACAAACTACCCAAGATATAATATAGTGGAGGGCAAAAGTGGATTCAAACTTGAAATCGCTGTGCCCGGTTGGAGTAAAAAGCACCTGTCAGTAACTCAGCAAGACAATGAGTTGCGGATAAAAGGTGTAAGAGACAACAAAGGGGGTGATACATTCATTCATCAAGGACTTAGCGCGAAGTCATTCGACAAGACCTTCGTCCTCAATTCCGACCTAAAGGTAGATTCTATCAAATTACTTGATGGACTCCTCACAGTCAATATCACGAAAGACAAGAGCAAAGAGACTCAGTTCGATATCGACTAAGACAAGCGGGGGAGCAAACCTCCCCCACTTCCTCCACAGGAAAACTAAAATATGAATATAGGCAATAAAGGATTAGAACTAATCAAACACTTTGAAGGGTGTGAACTTCAGGCATACAAGTGCCCAGCTGGCGTGTGGACGATAGGATATGGTCACATCAAAGGCGTAAGTGAAGGAATGACTATCACACAAGAAGAAGCGGAAAACATGCTCAGAGATGAGATGGCTGAGTACGAAGGCTATGTAAATAACTTAGTAACAGTTGAGCTTAATCAAAACCAATTTGATGCAATGGTATCATGGGTATACAATTTAGGCGGAGGCAACTTAGGAGCAAGTACACTTTTGAAAGTACTAAACGCAGGAGACTTCGCAGGAGTCCCAGCACAAATGTTAAGATGGAATAAAGCAGGTGGAAAAGTACTAGAAGGATTAACAAGGCGCAGACAAGCAGAGGCAGACCTCTTTGTCGCATGAAAAAGTTCTTCTTGCAACTTAACTCACATCTTGCAAAGGTTTATATCCCTGTTTGGAAAGTAATCAAATGGGTATATTATTGGCTTAAGTACAACTTATTTCCTAGATATAAACTAACAGTCAGTTACAACGCTGTATTTGGCGATGCTGATGATAGAGACTTCATAGTTAAAAAGTTCCACAAGAAACAAGACAAGTACCTAAAGTTCACAACTGATGATGACGAATTAGTAGAAATCAGAGGAGCAGAAGGACTTAATTACAGGATAGAACAATTATGAATCAATTATTAATAGGAATTATATTAGTACTAAGTCTAGGTAGTTATTACCTATACCAACAGAATCAAGTGCTTACAGCAAACAATGTAGCACTAGAGAGTGCAGTAGCGACCCAAGAGGAAGCTATCGCAACAATGCAGAATGATTTTGCATTACAAACAAAGTCGCTCGGTGAACTTCAGGCTAAGTCCCAAGCAACACAACTAGAGATGAATAGATATTTAGATATATTTAAGCGTCATAATTTAACCAAACTAGCAGCGGCGAAGCCGGGTATGCTAGAGCCTAGAATCAACAAGGGAACTAAAAATGTATTTGAATCAATCGAAGCAATTAGTAGGACTATTGACTCTCTCGATAATGATGTCGAGTTGCAGTCTAATCCCAACTAAAACAATAGAAGTTACGGCTAAGCCGATGGATAGGATTATCACGCAACCCGTGATGCCTAGAGAAATTGACTTAAAAGAACCACTATGGTATGTAGTGAGCGATAAAAACATTGAAGAGTTCCACGACAGGTTGACTAAGGAACATGGCCAGATAGTATTCGTGGCTATGTCTATCCCTGATTATGAGTTGATGAGTTATAATATGCAAGAACTCAAGCGATATATAACCGAACTCAAAGAGGTCGTAGTTTACTATGAAAAAGTAACAGACCCAGAAGCTTTGAAAAATGAAACAAATACCAATTAAGAATGTCAAATTACTAGCAAGACTAGATAACTTTGCAACGCAACTACTGCAGATGCCCCATACATTTAGGGCGCAACCCAAACCAGACCTAACTTTTAAGAAACTAAAAGAACATATGGCAGATAACACTTTTATAGGTTTCCCTAAGTCCTTTAACTACCAAGATTACTCAGGACAATCGCACGTCTTCCACACAGGCAGACAAAGCGGATTAGGAGAAGACAGGCGAGCTGGTGGACAGATGAAGAAACGCCTGAGAGCTGAGAAACATTTCTTCCTTGCCCTGTTTAAGAAAGGCATGGGACAAAATGGAATATACCAACAAAATGAGAAGTGGTATTACGATACAGTAACAGTTATGCCTCCAAAGTGGGGACACACAGGTTGGCACAATGCCAAAAATAAACCACGAAGATTCCTTAGATTTATTTATAATGCAGGAAGTGGTTATTCGATTATGGTCGAAGGCAAAAGACAGACAACAATTAAAGACCAAAGACGCAGCGTAGGTGCAGGCAACTGGACATGTATTGAAGGATATCACCCAGCTGACGGAAGTACTTGGTTCGCAGACACAAACACAGGTAGTAGACCTCGAGTAGTAATTGACCTGAGTTTACCCGAACGCTATCAAGGAAGTATTGATAGTGCAATTAACTTTATTACAACATACTGATGAATGAACTACAAATTATTTAATGAGCTTGCTGAAAATGTGCTCAAATACGTACCACCACAAAACGATTGGAAGTTTATACATGCCGATTCATATCAGATGTATAACATTACCAACCAACAAATATACAACTCCAGCTTCCCTGAGTGGACAGAAGTACTAAAACAAACTTTATTTAACGACATCTGTAACCATATAGGGCAGAAGGACGCTCTCATATCTAATCTTACGCTTGTAAGATGTAATGAACACTCAGTATTACACCCTTTGCCAGTACAGGCAGGAGTAATAACTCTACAAAGTAACGGCATGTTTGCCGCTATACGAAATGCACCCCCAGACGGCGCACGACTTAATGCTTATAGAAGTATGTATCTTCATTCGCCTCACTTATTCAAGTGGCATGAAGTTGATGCATTTGGTTTCGTAGTAGATGAACAGAAAAATCCTATGTACCCTGGCAACCGAATCATGAATCTATACCCTAAAGAGGGAACTCTATTTTGGTACTACAAAGTAGACTCAGGCTTTAGCAAACACGGAGTGAAAAAATGATTGAAACTAAACACGTGCACGTAGCCTTGAAAGAATGG